GTGCAAGGCCGCAGGCGTGCCGCAATCGACGTTTGGGCGCTGGGTCGATGAGGACGCAGCGCTGGCGGAAGAGTACGCGCGCGCGAGGGAGGATCTGGTCGAGCGCATCGCCGAGGAGACCATGGCGATTGCCGATGAACCCGTGGGCAACACGGATTCGGGCGCGACTGACTCCGGCGCTGTGGCGAAGCAGCGCCTACAGGTCGATACCCGGAAGTGGCTGCTGTCGAAACTCGCCCCGCGCAAGTACGGCGACCGCCTGGAACTCGCAGGCGACCCGAAGAACCCGATTGCAGTAGCGCGCATCGAACGCGTTATCGTGAATGCCAAGCCGGACGCTGACGCTTCCGACGCCTGAATGGGCGCTGCCGCTGCTTCAGCCCGCGCGCTACAAGGGCGCGCACGGCGGTCGCGGCTCCGGCAAGTCGCACGCCTTCGCCGAGATGCTGGTCGAAGCGCACATCATCGATCAGTCGAGCCGGTCGGTCTGCGTGCGCGAAGTGCAGAAGAGCTTGGCGCAGTCGGTCAAGCGGCTGATCGAAGACAAGATCGAGGCCATGAACGCCGGGGCGTATTTCACGGTTCAGGAAGCGTTGATCAAGTCGCACAATCCGGCAGGCAGCGGCGACGGGCTGGTCATCTTTCAGGGCATGCAGAACCACACGGCCGAGACGATCAAATCGCTGGAAGGCTACGACCGCGCATGGGGCGAGGAGGCGCAGAGTCTCAGCCAACGCTCGCTCGACATGCTGCGCCCGACGCTGCGGAAGCCCGGCTCGGAACTCTGGTTCACCTGGAACCCGAGGCTCGAGACAGACCCGATTGATCAACTGCTGCGCGGAGACAACCTGCCGCCGCGATCCGTCGTGGTCGAGGTCAACTACGCCGACAACCCGTGGTTTCCGGACGTGCTGCGCGAGGAGATGGAGTACGACCGCAGCCGCGATCCGGACAAGTACGGCCACATCTGGCTAGGCGGCTACCTGCAGAACAGCGAGGCGCGCGTCTTCCGGAACTGGCGCATCGAGGAGTTCGAAGCGCCGCCCGACGCGATTCACCGGCTGGGTGCGGATTGGGGATTCGCATCCGATCCTACGGTGCTGGTGCGCTCGCACATCGTCGGTCGCAAGCTCTACGTCGATCACGAGGCGTACCGCGTCGGCTGCGAAATTACCGAGACGCCGGACCTGTTCATGAGCGTGCCCGAAGCCGAGAAGTGGCCGCTGGTGGCCGACTCCAGCCGTCCGGAGACGATCAGCCACATGCGGCGGCACGGCTTCCCGAAGATCCTCCCGGCGGTCAAGGGGCCGAGATCGGTCGAGGAGGGCGTCGAGTGGCTGAAGTCCTACGACATCATCGTGCACCCGCGCTGCACGCATGTGATCGACGAACTGACGTTGTACAGCTACAAGACGGACCCGCTGACCGGCCGCGTGCTGCCGGTGCTGGCCGACAAATCGAATCACTGCATCGACGCCCTGCGCTATGCCTGCGAGGGTGCAAGGCGGGCATCAGCGCAAAAGCCGCAAACCGCGCCCGCCGCCCCCATCGCCAACCGCTGGGCCGCAATCGCCGCCCGTCGCTAGGTTGCCGGATCGGCCAAACCTTCGCACAATCGCGGGCGAGCGCGAATCTTTGGGGAAGCTGTGGCCCGACCGACCGAGCAGGAACGACTGACGAAGGTGCACGACGAGGCGCTGGCCGAGTTCGACCGCATCCAATCGTCCGTCCGCGATGAGCGGCTGCAGGCGCTGCAGGACCGCCGATTCGTGAGCATCGCCGGGGCGCAGTGGGAAGGCCCGCTCGGCGAGCAGTTCGCCAACAAGCCAAAATTCGAAGTCAACAAAATCGCGATGTCGGTACAGCGGATCATGTCCGAGTACCGCGCCAATCGCATCACGGTCGATTTCATCGCGAAAGACGGCGAGTACGATCAACTGGCCGACGTGTGCGACGACCTCTACCGCGCCGACGAGCAGGATTCGTCGGCCGAGGAAGCCTACGATAACGCGTTCGAGGAAGCGCTGACCGGCGGCTTCGGCGCATGGCGGTTGCGCACCGTCTACGAGTCGGAGGAAGACGACGAAGACGAGCGCCAGCGCATCCGTATCGAGCCGATCTTTGATGCCGATTCGTCGGTGTTCTTCGACCTGCAGGCCAAGCGCCAGGACAAGGCCGACGCGCGGCTCTGCTTCGTTCTGACGTCGATGACGCACGCGGCCTACGAGGACGCCTACGGCGAAAGCCCGTCAAGCTGGCCGAAGGAAGTGCATCAGTACGAGTTCGATTGGGCAACGCCGGACGTCGTGTTCGTCGCCGAGTACTACCGCATCGAGGACAAGGCCGAGACGGTGCACGTCTATCGCTCGCTCGACGGCGAGGAAGAGCGCTACCGGTCGGACGAGTTGACGGACGAGGTGATGGCCGAACTGGACGCCATCGGCAGCGTCGAGGTGCGGCAGAAGCGCGTGAAGCGGAGGCGCGTGCACAAGTACATCCTGTCCGGCGCGCGCGTGCTGGAGGACTGCGGATACCTGCCGGGGCGCTACATCCCGATTGTGCCGGTCTACGGCAAGCGCTGGTTTATCGACAACGTCGAGCGGTTCTCTGGCCATGTGCGACTCGCGAAGGACGCGCAACGGCTGGCGAACATGCAGCGCTCGGCACTGGCCGAAATCAGCGCGCTATCGACCATCGAAAAGCCGATCTTCGTGCCCGAGCAGATCGCAGGGCATCAGGTGATGTGGGAACAGGACAACCTGAAGAATTACCCGTATCTGCTGGTCAACCCGATCACCGCGCCAGACGGCAGCATGCAGGCAGGCGGGCCGGTCGGCTACACGAAAGCGCCCTCCGTTCCTCAGGCGATGGCCGCGCTGCTGCAGTTGACAGAGCAGGATATCCGCGACGTTCTCGGCGGGCAGGAGCAGGGCGACAAGCTGACCGCGAACACGTCGGGGAAGGCCGTCGAGCTTGTGCAGGGGCGACTCGACATGCAGACGTTCCTGTTCATGAGCAACTTCGGCAAGGGCCAGCGCCGCTGCGGAGAAATCTGGCTGTCGATGGCGCGCGAAACCTACGTCGAGCCAGGCCGGAAGATGAAGCGCATCGGCCAGCGCGCCGAGATCGACTCGGTCGAACTCATGCGGCCGATGATCGGCGACGATGGCGAGATCGAATACGAGAACGACCTGAGCGAAGCCGAGTTCGACGTGGCCGTCGAGGTCGGCCCGTCGTCGAGCAGCAAGCGCGCCGCGACCGTGCGCGCGCTCACCTCGATGATGGCCGTGACCAGCGATCCGCAGGCGCAGAAGATCTTGCAAGCCGCCGTGCTGATGAACATGGACGGCGAGGGCCTGAGCGACATCCGCGAGTTCTTCCGCATGCAGCTGGTGCAGATCGGCGTGATCAAGCCGAGCGAGGAAGAAGCCGCGCAGATGGCTGCAACCCAAAAGGAAGACCCGAACGAGGTATTCCTGAAGGCTGCGGCCGAGGAAGCGATGGCGAAGGCTGCGAAGGCGAACGCCGACGTGATCAAGACGATTGCCGAGAGCGAACTGACGCAGGCAAAGACGGTCGAGACGCTCGGCAAGGCCGGGGCCGCAGAGTCGTTCCCGGCCGCACAGTCGATGGCCGTGCAGCAGCAGGTTGACCAGGGTGTGGCGACCGTGAGCGCCGGGGGCATGGACGAGCGCACGCAGTTACAACTGGAGGCGATGGCGCTCGAAAACGAGATCAAGCGGCGGCAGTTGATGGAGCAGGACGCCATGCTCGAGCGCGCCTACGCCGAGCGCGATGCGCTGCAGTCGGGCGCGGAGAGTAGCAACGGCATGCGCGAAGTCGTATCCGGCCTCGGCGAGAGCGTATCGGCGATCAGCGATGCTGTCGGCCAGATGCGCGAGGCTATCGGCACGCTGGCCGATTCGAACGCGGCGAACGCCGAACGCGCGCTGCAGGCGCTGGCGAAGCCCAAGCGCATCGTGCGCGAGCGCGGGCGGATCGCGCGCATCGAGACGGACGACTAGAGGCCCACATGGCAATCCAACTCTCCACCACTGCCCGAGATAACCGGCTCGACTCCATCGAGACGACCGTCGGCACGTCGGCAGTTCTGCGAATTTTCACCGGCTCCCCGCCCGCAAACTGCGCCGCAGCCGACAGCGGCACCGTTCTGGCAACCGTCAATTGCCCGTCGGATTGGATGGCGGCGGCATCCGGTGGCAGCAAGGCAAAATCTGGCACCTGGGAGGATTTGAGCGCCGACAACAGCGGAACGGCGGGGCATTTCCGCATCTACAATTCCGGCGTCTCAACCTGCCACATTCAAGGCACCGTGACGGCCAGCGGGGGCGGCGGCGACATGATCGTAAATTCAACGTCGTTCACCGCAGGCCAGTCGTTCGCGGTAAACACCTTCACGCTGACCGACGGGAACGCCTGACCATGGCTGACAACGTAGGCTATACGCCAGGATCGGGCGCAACAGTCGCTGCCGACGACATCGGCGGCGTGCTGCATCAGCGCATCAAGGTCGGCGTAGGCGCAGATGGCACGGCGGTTGATGTCTCGGAAGCCAACCCGATGCCGGTGGCCGCATACGGTGAACTGATCGAGGCCATCGAGTCGATGCGGTTCGCCATCGGCGCGCTGACCAAGACCATCGGATTTGCACTGCCCAACGCGGCGGGGCAACCGATCATGGAAGCGCGGCAGGCGACGGCGGCAAACCTGAACGCAACGGTGAGCGGAACGGTTACCGCAAACATCGGCACCGGCACGTTGTCAGCGCTCTCGACGCTCACGAACCAGACGCAGATCGGCGGCTTTAACGCGAACGACCAGATTCCTGCACTGATGCACATGCAGGCGGACAACCTGCGCAGAAATATCACGGTGACCTGATGCCTACGACAAACGGCAATCGCAAAATCCTCGACCTCAAACGCTGGGAGTTCTGCGCGCCGTCGCCTGTTGCGTCGGTGGCCGGATCGTTCATCGTGTCGTCGCGGCACTTCCGCCAGCAGCAGATGCTGATCACCAGCAACACGGCGGCGGCGATCTACAACCCGTCTGAGGATGGCTGGGTAACGCTGCCCTCGCCCGCGCTGGCGGGCACATTCGGAGCCGGGGCCAGCGGCACGGCAGGTGCATGGTCCACCGGGGCAACTGTCGGCGCGGCATCGCTGACCGCGACCGGGGGCACGACCAGCACTATCACGACCAACCAGACGCTGGCGCGCGATCTGCGCGGCTACAAGGTGTTGATCATGGCAGGCCCGAACAACGGCCTGGCGATCGACATTGTGAGCAACACGGTCGGCACGAACGCCGTGATCACCGTTGCCACTCAGGCCAGCGCATTCAGCGCATCGACGGTCTATCGCCTGCTGACGCCGCGATTCTATGTCGTCGGCGCAGGCACGCTGGCGGCGGGCAGTTTCCGGGTCTACGACTACGCGACGAACACCTGGAACACGCTCTCGCAGACCGGCCTGCCCGCATCAATTGGGACAGACGGCAAGCTCGTCGCAACCCCGTCGATTGTCGATGGCGCATTCAAGTCGTTTGCCACCGGGACCGCGACCAGCGCGACCGGCACGACCCTGACCCAGACCGGCAAGACATGGACTGCGAGTCAGTGGATCAACTCGCAGGTGCGCATCACGGCCGGCACGGGCGCGGGCCAGATTCGCACGATCACGGCCAACACCGCTGACACGTTGACCGTTGCGACCTGGACGACCAACCCGGACGCGACATCGCAGTACGCGATCGAGGGCAACGACAACTTCCTGTACTACATCGGCAACAACGCCGTGACGATGTACCGCTACGACATCACGGCGAACACATGGTCAACGCTGTCGCCGGGCGTTGCGCGCGGCGGCGCACCGGGCGCGGGCATGTCGGGGCACTGGGTGCATTCCGCGCCCGAGGCTGACTGGACAAACGAGAGCGCCATCATCAACGGGCGCTACATCTACTCGTTCCGTGGCGCTGCTGGCGCACTGCTCGACCGCTACGACATCGCGGGCAACACATGGGCGGCGATCACTTACAGCCCGAGCACCGAGACGTTTACGACCGGAACGAAGTACGCGCTGCACGACGGCACGCTGTACATCCAAAAGGAAGCGACGGGCCGCTGGTTTGCCTACAACTTCGCCCGCTCGGAGATGTTCCCGTGGTCCACGATGCTCTACCCGCAGGGCGCGGCGCTGCTCGGCGATACGGCATTCGATGTGATCTACAAGGACGGCGCGACGGACATCTACTACGTCTACATGGTCCTCAACACTTCAAACGTTCTACTGCGCCAGATGGTGGTCTGATGACAATCGCAGAACTGATACTGATGTGCGAGCGACGGCTGACCCACCTTCAGAGTGTGCGAGGCTCTGCCGTTGCGCTGGGCGACATGCAGCAGGCCGCTCGGATCGACGCAGACCTTGCCGAGACGCAGACGACGCTGAACCAGCTTCAAACCCTGGCGAGCTAAGCCATGCTGCTCACGCTGCTGTCGCAGCAAGGCGCGCTTCCCCCTGTAGTAAGTAGCCAGTTCTACATCAAAGTTGCTGGCGTCTGGAAGCAAGCAACGGTGTACATCAAGGTCGCTGGCGTCTGGAAGGTAGCCACTCCCTACATAAAAGTTACTGGAACCTGGAAATGACGCCAGAACTTCAGAAGTATTACGAAGAACGCTTCTCCATGATGGGGACAACGGGCTGGCGCGAACTCATGGAGGACGTTGACACCATGATAAACTCGCTCAATAATTTGGCAGTTATAGCAAACGAGTCAGACCTTCAGTTCAAGAAGGGCGAATTGTCAATTCTCAACTGGCTGAAGTCGCTTAAAGACGCCAGCGAACGCGCATTC